ATTGTAGCGAATTTTTAAGCTATAAAACAAGCATTATCTCTTTTATTATAACCTCAACTATCAGATTCAGCAAAACCTTCTTAAAACAGCCTTAAAACAGCTTAGAATAGCATGACATATTTGCAGGCTTATGGCTTGGAATTGACGTATTGACGTAAAACAAATGATTGGCTTGTTGTGTAGTCCAATCTAATGATTTCAATCGTTTAATATGATGGAGTTCAAATACTATAAACTCTTTTTGGTTGAAATTGATTTATGCATTCCAGAAATATATTCGGAAACAGTTCAATGTTTAATATGCACCCCCCTATAGAATATGTTATTTTAAATTTAGATTACTAGTCTAATGGTTAGTGTGATACTCGTTAGTTTGAATACTACTTGGGTGCTGACGAAAGTAACAAAGGATTAAGTAGTGCAATTTCTAAGGAGATTTGATTTAGCCGAACCAACTATATGACTATAGAAGTTTAGCAACTTGGGCAGATTTGCAACTGGTATACACTTATAACAACAAAGCTCTATTTTCATTTAGGCAGTATAGATAAAAGGTATGGATACATAAAACACTATAGATATTATTTATGATAAAATGATATTCATAGAATATTGTTATAATAGTATGAAAGATTATAAGTTAAGTATTCCTTTAGATTTAGGTTCTATTACTCTTGGTCAGTATCAGGACTATTTGAAGGTGTTGGACAGATGGGATAAGGAAGATGAGGTATATTTACAGATTAAGATACTACAGATATTCTGTGGTCTTAGTCCAGAGTTTGTTAAGGACTTGCCGTTACATTCTTTTGAAAGCACTATTCATCACATAACAGGCTTATTTGAAAATGAGACTCCACTTATTAGTAAGTTCACTATGAACGGAAAGAACAGCGATGGAGATGATACTAGTGTTGAATTCGGTTTCATACCTAAGCTTGATGAGATTAGTTTTGGTGAGTTTATTGACTTAGATAAATACTTACAGGGCTGGGGTGATATGCATAAGGCAATGGCGGTGTTGTTTAGACCTGTTTGTCACAAGAAGAAGCAATACTACTTAATAGACAAGTACGAAGGTTCTTCTAGGTACTCCAGTGTCATGAGGGATATGCCACTTGATGTTGCTTTAGGAGCAACGGTTTTTTTTTATCGTTTAGGAACAAAATTACAGAGTTATACGCTGGATTATTTGGAGGAGGAGATAATGAAGAACAAGGACAATCCTCAAGTGTCCAAGCTAATTTCGGAAGAAAGTGGAGTTGGTATCAATCAATACATACGCTTGCTCAAGGAGATGTTAGAAGGATTGACGAAATTACAGAAACCAGTATTCATAAATGCCTTATGATGTTAGAGTACGAGAAAGACAAGAACAAAGTAGAATCAGCCTTAATGAAAAAGGCTTATAACAAGAAATAATATGCAGAGTTTTTACGAGTTAATTGATTTAATAAAAAACATACTTAACGACTCTAGCTACGTTAACAAGGTTACGTTTGGTGATATAACGGAGGTTGACTTAGGTAAGCTAACGAACTTTCCTTTATCACACATAACTGTCGACCAAGTTAGGATTATGGAGAGTACGTTTGAGTTTGAGCTTAGGCTCATTTGCTGTGATGTAGTTGACGTTGTAAAGGCTGATGTAGTTTCTGACGATGAATACTATGGGAACAATAATATGCAGGACATACTTAACACACAATTGACTGTTGTGACGGAGATGGCTAATGCTTTAATGAGAATGGATATCTTAGACACTAATTACACACGATTAGACGAGGGTGTTGTAGCAGTTCCTTTCTTAGATAGGTTCGAGAATGAGTTAGCTGGATGGGAAGTAACTGTAGTTGTCAGAAAAAAGAACGAAGGTTCAACTTCATCTAATGGATTTACTGACCTAAACACAGGATGTGAATGAGTTTAGATGCTAAAATAACGAAAGCATTAGTAAAAATAGGGAATTATTATGTTCAAGAGTTAAGGAACAAAATAATAGAGGAGGACAGGGTTGCTTCGCACGACCTTGTGAGAAGTATATCCTCAAAGCCAATGAAAAACGTTGTTAAGGTAACAGCTAACAGGTACTTAGAAGCTATAAGTGAAGGTAAGAAAGCGTCAAGTAAAAATCCTTCGCCACAAATGGTGTCTAGGATTATTACCTCTATGAAGTTTAAGGGATTGAAACCTAAAGGGTCTAGGTCGCTTAGTGAAACAGCGTATAAGAAATCGGCTTTCGCTATAGCTAAAAGCATAAATAGAAGCTCTTGGGAGGGAAGCGATTTGATTAAAAGAGCGTTTTACGCTATAGAGGAGAATATAGACTACGAATTATCAGAGGCATTCAAGGCTGAGATACAGGAAATTATAAACAACATAAATAAGAAACAAGAATAATGGGTTTTACAAGGCTTATAATAACATTCACAGGAGAAGCGGTAGTTAATGATACAATGACTATATCTACTAACACAGGTAAGTCATACATAGCTAGTGTTCAAAAGCTAAGAGGATTTTCTAATCAAACGTCAGACCCTATACCTACAGGTACTGCTGGAGAAGCTACAGCGATAGTTTATAAAGATGCATTGATATCTGACAACATATCTTACGGAAGACAATTAGGTGAAGGAGTATTGTTTGCTCAGTCTTCTAATGTCATTACGGTGACGTTTTTAAATACAGCAATAACTACAGCTACTTTCTCAACGACAGGCACAGTTACTACGACATCTTCTGTAGATAGCAATGGAGTCGCTGTACCTTATCAGAAAATAAATGCAAGAAGCCCTCATTGGTATAGAATACAACAGGACGCATCACTAGGAACGTTGACATCAGCTTTAATTAAATTAAAGATACATGGAGGTACACAAAATAATTGGCTTCAGTCAGACGCTAATTGGGATTACCAGTTAACTAGTTTAGCCTCTAACTCAGAGGTTATATTTAACATTTCTGAATTAGTAAAGGACTACATAGACAACAACTTTGATGGCGACTATCAGTCCAACACAATGTGGGTTGACATTCAGACTGTGAGTTATTATGATGCGGTTTCGACAGAAACAGAGTTCAAGTCGACTAAAGCTTTTTATGGGTATGGATATTTTGAGGAAGGTATAAATCCAACACTAAACAACTCTTACCTTCAGTCAAACCACAGAATATTGAAATTAGATGACGCTCCTTTAATAATACCTGTAGACACATCTAGGACTCAACAGGTGACCTTTTTCAATAAAGGTGAGCAGATATACACTAAATCAATATCTTCAAGTAATTTTAACTTAAATCAGATAGAGTACGTTACAAACGGAATAAACGGAATTGATAGCTTCCAGCAAAGAGTCTTACAGTACAATGGTGCTATTTTCGAGCATAGTGATTGTTTATCTGAGTTTGAGGGTGAATTTGAGTTATTTGAAGTAGATACGGTTTATGTAGATGGAGATGACGGAGTATCTGTTGTAACCGTTCAAAACGTTAGTGAATGTAAGTACCAACCCTATAAATTAACCTTTATAAATAAGTTTGGAGCTTATCAAGACCTTTGGTTTTTCAAAGCTAGTTCTTTGTCAATGAAGACCTCGAAAGAAGACTTCAGAAGGAATACGATGTCTGTTAACAACTACAGCATAAGCGACCATCAATATAAGAACCTTTTTAAGGGCGGTAAGGAATCTTTAAGTATTAATAGTGGCTTCTACCCAGAGTCCTACAATGAGGTCTTTAAACAGCTTCTTTTAAGTGAAGACTGCTGGATTGAATACAAAAATCAAACTCTACCCATAAATATAACTGATAGTAGTAAGAAGTTTAAAACAAGTTTAATGGATAAGTTAATAAGCTACGAATTGAGTATCGACTTTGCTTATGACAAAATTAACACTATAAACTAATGCGTAGAAATGTAGAATTATACATACAGGGTCAGAAAGCAGATTTATTTGACTTTGAGGACATAAACATAACAAACTCAATAAAGGACATAAAGGATATAGGTAAGGTATTTACTGATTATACACAAGACTTTACTATACCAGCATCTAAGGCTAACAATAAGATATTAAGACACTACTATAACTATGACTTATTAGACTCTTTTGATGCAAGAATAAAGGTTGATGCAACCATAAAGGTTAGTGGCTCAGACTACAGAGAAGGTAAACTAACGTTGATGGGTTCTACTTTAAAGAACGGAATGCCTTATAGCTACAAGGTTGTTTTTTACGGTAAGACAGTTAGCTTAAAGGACATAATAGGTGATGATGAATTAGACGATTTAGGTGGTACTTTGATAGACAACTTCAACTTTGAATATTCACCTTCATTCGTTGAAGAGTCTTTAAAGGATGGTAAAGATTACAACGGAAGTGGTTTAGTCGCACCTAGTGTAGCTGGTGACTTTGATTTTTGCTTCCCTTTTATAAGCTCAGAGTCCTATTACTTTTATGATAGTGGAAACGGTACATCTCCAAAAGACAGGGTTGATAGTAGAAATATACGGAATCACTCAAGTACCCATCCAAAAAAAGGTATTTACTATAAAGACTTGAAGCCAGCAATAAGACTTTATTGGATTATAAAGTCTATAGAACAAAAATACGATTTAAAGTTTAGTAATGACTTTTTTACAAGTACAAACGCTACATTTTACGATTTGTTCATGCTTCTGCACAGAGAGGGTGGTAGCATAGAAAAACAACTTGAAATTACTAGTGACTCTTTTAAACTAGGTGATTTAACATTTGATTCAGGTGATGAAACTAGAGCATTATCTGAACCTTTTTATTCATGGCAAGACTCTTTTGTTCTTACGAACGACCAAGTATCAATAGACAGTATTGTTGGTACAAACCCAAGACAGACTGCATTTAAACTATCATTTAGAGTAACTCCTAACTCTGGAGCTACTGGTAATTACAATTTAAAAGTTACAGATGAATGGGCTGGTATTGGAGCGTTCCCCCTTCAAACGGTAAATCATTCTCTTGGAGCAGATGAAGCAACTATATTTTCTGAAGAAAACATAGATGGAAGTACGCATAGAGATTTTGAGGTGTTTTTCATCATAAATCAAAGATATTACACACAAAGAGCAATAATTGACCCTATAATAGAGATAAGTACATTTGCAGGTGTATCTAGTTATTCTATTACAAACGTTAAGTTAGAATTTTACGTTTATATAGGAGGTGGTGATTTTAACACTTCTAACCCTCAAATCTTAACTCAATCAGGTAATTACAGCTTAGATAATGGAAGTCAACAGGATTTAGGGGGCGGTGTTTCATTAAGCACTCAGATGCCTAAAATGAAGATTATGGACTTTTTAACTTCATTGTTTAAGATGTTCAACTTAACTGCTTATTTTGTTCCTGACAACGCTCAAAATGAGTTTTCAGGTCAAATAAGAGTAAGAACTGTTGACAGCTTCTTCCAGAACGGAAAAGAGATAGACATAACTAAATACGTTCATACTGATAAGACAGAAGTGAATAGAAATAACTTATACTCTGAGATAAACTTTGAATTTGAAAAGCCATCTACATTTGCTTTAATTAAATCAAATGAATTTACAAATGATGAGTTTGGAAATGAAACGTTTAAGAATCCATCAGACTCTTCATTAGCCTTTGACGGAGGTAAATACGACATAAAACCTAAGTTTGAAAAGGTTATGTATGAAAGGATGTCTGACCAAGATAATGAAATTTACATTACAGATGCAAATTGGGGTTGGCTTGTAAATAAAAGTGAAAACCCAGTATTGACTAAACCAATTTTATTTTACCCTATAAGGCAAGACATATCATTTATTAATGCTTCACAAGCTACAGTCACATCATTTTTATTTGACTCAAGCGAATATGATAAAGATGGGGATTTAGTAGGTCAACAGGTTCATAGCCCTATTAATACATATGTAAGACCGTCTAACTCTTTAGTTGGAATGGGTCAGTCAATAAACTTTGGAGATGAAGAAGATGAATGGTATGTATGGAGTCAAAATGGCAGTAATGAACAGAGCTTGTATTCTACTTTCTACAGTAAATACATAAGCTCAATATATGACGTTCAAGGAAGAACCCTGAAGTTAAAAGCTAATTTACCTGTTCCTGTAGTGTTGAACTTAGAGCCAAATGACACTTTAATAATAAACAACAGAAAGTTCAATATAAACAAGATAAAGTTAAACATAAACACTGGTTCTGCTGATTTAGAGTTAATTAACGACACAATTTACTCTAATGCACGACCAGATGCTCCAGTAATTAACGTTTACGGTGTTTCAACCACATCAATTCAAATACAAATAGCTGATGAAAATGCAGGTAATCAAACGGCTTCTTATAAAATATACATAGACAACTCTCTGTATGGTACGGTAGATAATAACGCACCTATAATATCTGGTTTATTATCAGGTAACACTTACTCTATAAAGGTATCTTCAAGCTACTTAAATGGAGTGGAATCTGAATTTAGTAACGAACTAACAGTAACAACTTTCTAATATGACTGGATTAAAAGAATTAATAGATATGTTAAACTCATACGATTTCTATGTTGATGATGAGGATATAAAAATAGCAAAAGGGAAATACAAATCGCCTACTAGTTGGAAGGAATTTAAAAACGTAATAAAACGCAAATAATGGCAAAGCAAACAATAGACATAGATATTAAAATAAATTCTAAGACAGGAGAGATATCCCTAAAGTCATTAGATAAGAATTTTGAGAACGTAAAAATAAAAGCTGGGCAAGCTCAACAAGCAGCTAAAGCTCTTAATATTGAGGTTTCTAAAATAAGTGCAGGTGGAAATGTGCGTGTAGCTGGAGACGACTTTGAAAAGCTAGGTAAACAAATAGGAGGAGCTTCAGCAGCCTCTGGGTCTGCCAGCTCTTCTGTTTTAGAGATGGGTAGAGTTATATCGGATTCTAACTATGGGATAAGAGGTGTTGCGAATAACTTATCTCAACTTGCTTCTAACTTGCTTTTTACAGCTAAATCTGCTGGAGGATTTGGTGCTGCTTTAGGTCAGATAGGGAAAACTTTAATGGGTCCTTTAGGTGTTCTTCTTCTTATACAAACAGGTATTGCTTTACTTGAGAGATGGAGTATGACTGCTGAAAAAGCATCTAAATCAAACGAAAGCATAGCGGAATCCGCTTCTAAAGCTGCATCTAACTTACAAATACTTCGTAGAGCGAATGAAATAGGTAGCATGAGCATGGATGAAGCAGGCAGAGCAGTAAAGAGAGCTAATGAAGAATATAAAGACCTTAATCTTGCAATAGATGAAAACGGAAGATTGACAGACGAAAGCGTAAAGGCAATAGACAGTAAAATAAACGCACTTAAGAGATTAGCAAAAGCTCAAGCTATACAAACTTTAGTCGAAGAACAATATGCCAAGATAGCAACCCTAAGTCTTGAGATAAGCGATGCTAATCAGCTTTCTGTCAAAAAATACGCTGAAGCACAAAGGATTAGAGCAAGGGCAGATGAAGATGCAGCAAGTGGAGCTGTTAGTAGAAACAACAGAGTAGAACAAGCAGCGGTAACAGCAGAGGCATCATTTAATAGGTCTATTGAAAACATTTCTGAATTAACAAAGAAAAGAGGTGATGTTGAAAATGAAATTAACAAGTTAATTGAGTTGATACCTGACGTAAAAGATTTGTTTAACGACCCCAAAAAATCAGGTTATGGAGGTGGTTTAGGTAGAATATTTAAGCAACAAGCTCTGGATTTAGAGAAGTTTATAATAAGCAATAACAGAAGAAGTGAATTAGCACTTGAGAGAAACGAAAAACAAAAAGCTCTTATACAAGAGAAATATGACAAGGAAGACTTAGAAAGAAGAAGAGACTCTTTTATAGAGAAACAAAGACAAAGATTAGCTGACTTCATGAAATCTAAGGCTACAGACGAGGATAAAGCTGCTGCTCAAGCCACTTTTAGAGCTTCTGAAACTCAAGCGGAAGAAGAGTATCAAGAAGGACTCACTTCATTAATTACTTTTCATACCGCAAAAAGACAAGCTTATCAATTAGAGTTGATGAGAAAGTTTACAAGAGATATGATGAATAATCGTCTTGAAGATGCTAAAAACCAAGAAGGACTTGTTCTAGGAATGACAGATGGAACAGAGGCTGGTGCATTAAATAAACCTCAATACTCTGTAGGAGCTGAAGACCTTGAGAGGCAGCAAGAGGCTTCTATGAAGAGGAGGGAATTAGAAAAAGAAAACTTTGAATCTGACTTAAAGTTAAAAAGAGAAAACCTTGAAAATCAAGGTTACTCTTTACTTGAAATTGAACAATTAGTTGCATCAGACAGAAACGCTTGGATGATAGGTCAGATGGAATTTGAAGTTCAGCTAGAGAGAGATAAAATAGACGCTAAAAGAAACATAAATCAAGAATACATATCTTGGGTAGCTGGTTTAGGTGGCATAATGAAGAACATAGCTGGAGAAAATGAAGCTCTAGCGACTGCTGCCCTAGTCTTGGAAAAAGGAGCTGCAATAGCAAACATAGTGGTGGACACGCAGGCTGCTAACGCAAGTATTTTAGCAAACACAAGCAAAGCTGCTGGAGATGCAACTGCTTCTGGTACAGCAGCTTTAGTAAAGGGAGGTATAATGCTGGCAGGTGGTAATCCTGCTGGAGCAGGTCTTGTAGCTGCTGGTAATGCAGGTATTGCTTCTGCTGCTGGTATAAAAGCAGGTGGAGCAGCTAGAATAGGTAAAAACAAGATTGCTGCTGGAATATCAATAGCTTCTATACTTTCAACAAGCCTTACTTCTAAAGGAAGTGTTGGAGGTGCTGCTGGCGGTGGCGGTGGCGAAGGCGGTGGAGGTAGAAGTTTTGACTTTAACCTAGTGGGTTCTACAGGAGTTAACCAATTAGCAGAAGGAATAGGAGGTCAGTTTAGTCAGCCAATACAAGCATATGTTGTAAGCTCTCAAATGACATCTCAACAACAGTTAGACAACGTAATACAGTCAAGTGCGACAATAGGAGATTAGAAATAAAAACAAATTAAATTGTTATAACATTATGGAAGACTTAGATATATTTGAATTATTTATAGATGAAGAAAACGAGTGGGGTGGCATAGAAGCCATATCAATCGTGGAGAATCCAGCTATAGAAGAAGATTTTATTGCTCTTAAATCGCAAGAAGTTAAACTTGCTGAGGTAGATAACGAGAAGCGTATCCTTATGGGTGCAGCTTTAATACCTAATAAGAAAATATACAGAAGAAACAAGGAGCAAGAGTATTACATACACTTCTCTGAGGAAACTGTAAGAAAAGCCTCACAGCTTTTTCTATCAAGGGGTAAACAAAACAACTCAACATTAGAACACGATGTAGAGCTAGGCGGTTTATCTGTAGTAGAATCTTGGATAATAGAAGACGAAGTACACGACAAATCTCGTAAATACAATCTTAATATGCCTATAGGTACTTGGATGGTAGCTGTCAAAGTAAACAACGATGAGGTATGGGAGGAGTTCGTTAAAACAGAAAAGGTAAAAGGCTTTAGTATAGAGGGGTTCTTTAGTGATAAGAAATCAAATGCACCAAAGGAAAGTGTAGAAGAAGAACTATCAGCAGAGGACTTAGCTAAGATATACGAAATACAAGAGATTTTAAGTGCTTCTAATGACGTTAAACTAGAAACCTATAGTGATTATCCACAGGGAGCTAGAAACAATGCTAAAAGAGCTTTAAAATGGAAAAAGGAGAATGGTAGTTCTTGTGGAACTTCTGTAGGATGGACTAGAGCTAATCAATTAGCCTCTGGAGAGTCTTTATCTCGTTCTACGATTGCACGAATGGCTTCATTCAAAAGACACCAACAACATAAGGACGTTCCCTACTCTGAAGGGTGTGGAGGTCTTATGTGGGATGCTTGGGGTGGTTCTGCTGGAGTTAACTGGGCTATTAGTAAACTAAAAAAAATAGACTCATAATATGAAAGCGAAATACTGTAAATGTAAAAACACATATTGCATAAGCTGCTGCAAGGACTGTAAAGCTCCAGAATACTGGGAGCAAGGAATAGGGAATATTACTGGAATACCAGAGCCTGAGGGCGATGAGTAAGTAAAAATGAAACAAACGTTAATTTAATTGTTATACTAATATAAAAAATGTTTAATTTATGAAAGCAACAGAAATTTTAGGGAAGCTAAAAGATGTTTTACTTTCTACTGAAGAAGTGGTAACTGAAACTCCTATAGAGGAAGTGAAAGAAGAGTTATCTGCTGAGGATGTAGTAGAGAACGTTGAATTAGAGTCTCAGGAAGAAGTAGTTGAAGAGGTAGTTGAAGAGACTACTGAATTAGCTGAAGAAGACGAAGAAGTTGTGGAAGAAGTAGCAGAGGATGAATCTCCTGTTATGGAATACGCATCTAAACAAGACTTAGAAAAACTCAAAGTAGAATTTATGAGTATCATCGAAAGTCTAATGAAAAAAGAAGAAGAGTACAAAAAAGAAGTACCTGCTGAATTAAGTGCTGAAGAGCCTGTAGAAGAAATCTCTCATTCACCAGAATCAGGTATTGAAACTAAGTCTAAATTTGTTATCGGTGGTAACAGAGCTATGACAACTAAAGACAGAGTATTCGCAAAAATGTTTAATAATTAATTATTTAATAAAAATGGCAACAACAACATCTATTACTACAACTTATGCTGGAGAAAAACTACAAGGTTTTATCTCTGCTGCATTATTATCTGCTAACACTATTGAAAATGGTGGTGTAAGCGTTAAACCAAACGTAAAATTCAAAGCTGTAATCAAATCATTGGCTACAGGAACTTTGATTGCTGACGACACTTGTGATTTCACAGACAGTTCTTCAGTAACTCTTGCTGAAAGAGTTTTAACGCCTGAGACTTTTCAGGTTAACCTGCAATTATGCAAGGACGATTTTCGTTCTGACTGGGATGCAATTTCTATGGGGTATTCAGCTTTCGATAGCTTACCTCCATCTTTCGCTGATTACTTAGTAGCACACGTTGCTTCTAAAGTAGCTGAAGAAATGGAAACTACTATCTGGAGTGGAACTAACGCAACTGCTGGACAGTTTGACGGATTCACTACTTTATTTGCTGCTGATGCATCTGTAATTGATGTAGCTGGGCAAGCAATCACTTCTGGTAATGTAATTGATGAGATGGGCAAAGTAATTGACGCTGTACCTTCTGCAATCTACGGAAAAGAAGACCTAAAACTATACGTTTCTAAAAACGTTATGAAGGCTTATGTTCGTGCATTAGGAGGATTTGGAGCTGCTGGATTAGGTTCTGCTGGTTCTGACAACAAAGGAACACAATGGTATGACAACGGAGCTTTATCTTTCGATGGCGTATCTATCTTTATGGCTAATGGTCTTGCTGACAACAAAATGGTAGCTGCTCAGTCTTCTAACTTATACTTCGGTACAGGTGTATTATCTGACTTAAACCAAGTTAAAGTTTTAGACATGGCTGACCTTGATGGTTCTCAAAATGTTCGTGTAATTGCTCGTTTCACTGGAGGAATTCAGTACGGATTTGGAGCTGAGATTGTATACTACACAGCTTAATAACTGTTTAATTTAAAATAAAGGGGGTGGGCATCTATCTCATCCCTTTTTTTGTTTAACTAATAAAATATAAAAATATGCCTTGTGATATTACAACAGGAAGGTCTGAAGCTTGTAAAGAAAGCGTTGGTGGATTAAGAGCTATCTACATAGCTAATTATGTAGATGGATTATACCCAGACATTCTAGCTAATTTAGATGCTACTGAAACGATAACTGACCTTACTACTCCTTTAGTTCTTTTTAAGTTTGAACTAAGAGGAGAGAACAATACGATGGAAGAAACTAATGAGAACTCAAGAGACAACGGAACTTCTTTTTGGACTCAAACAGTAAACATTACCTTAAAAAAGCAAGATGCTGTTACTCAATTAGCATTTAAAGAGCTTTCTTACGGAAGACCACACATATTAACTGAAGACTATAATGGTAAATTCAGATTGATTGGGGCTCAAAACGGAGCTGAAGCAGCAGTAAGCACATCTACTGGTGGAGCAATGGGAGACCTTAACGGTTACAACATTACTATTGAAGGGAAAGAAATTTCTCCAGCTTTATTTGTTGACCCAGCGATTGTTGGTTCTGGATTAAAGTTTGATATAAGTACTCTTGTTTACAATCCATAAAAAGTAACATCTTTAATATTAAAGGGGCTATGTTTAACATAAGCCCCTTTTTTATTAAATAAAATGAAAAGCACCGTTTGTTGTTATAATACTATGACAATAGCAGATATAAGTAATCTACCTACAATAACACTCAAAGTAACTGGGAGGGAATCCACAGCTACTAGATGTGTTGTGATAAATCAAGAGACAAAAGTATCTATTGAGATGATTAGTGGTTTTACTTTTACTCAAAACGAAACCGCAACAATAACCATTGGAGGTGAAGATATAGCTTTTATAGAAGCTATAGATGAATTCACTAGTTTATCTGTTTTCTTTTTTGATTCATCCAACGTTCCTTTATATAGAGATGTTGTTAGATTTAATCAAACAATGGGTTCTTCTGGAGACTACGTTCAAGCGTCTTCTTTGGATACATATATTATTTATGGAAGCGAGTACAACGCTTCTACAGACGAAAGCTCTGTTGTAAATGTTTACGAAGGCGGAGGTGGCTCTGGAAGTGGTTCTGGAAGTGGTTCTGGAAGTGGTTCTGAAACTACAACGCCAACGGTACAAAGTCAAACTTTTGTCACTCCTGATACAGATGAGACACTTCTTGACTTTGATTCGACACCATTGTCAGACATAAATGAATATTCTGTTGATTACGACTCTAACAATAGTGGTAGAGGGCAAATATTTAATAGACCTAGTTATATTTTTCATCAGGCTGTAGAAGAGACTAGCGGAGATTTTAAGGTTCGTTCAGCCGAATACGGAGTTTTCAACAGTACACCTTATAGCTTAGAGGTTGTTAATGTCTTTTCGTATGACTTTAACACAAACGAAGGTAATACATACGGATACCACCCAAGCAGTTTAGACGGAAGAAACCCAAATCTTGTAAATGCTTTAGAAAGATTGATGGGCTTTCCTGCTTCTTCAGCACGCAAATATTATCATTTTAGAAATGGTAGAGATGAAAAATTTAGTGATTTAGTATCATACTTGCAAACAAGAGAAGAAAATGGACGAGACAATTCCATTTTTCACAGTCAAGTCTACAAAGAAGACTCGGTATCTGATTGGACTGTTGGAATGAGTGTATACTCAGATGCACAGGGAACTTCTATTACAGACAGCTATGTAGATTCTTATGCGGATATAAACGATTTAGATAGGTATCATTTTGTATCTAAAAACTCATCAAATGTTTGGGTTTTAGTCAGGTGTACCGATGGGATTGTAACTCACGTTGAAGCAGTAGATTCGGTGGACTACGTTAAGACGGTTGAAATGTATAAGATATACACAGAGGGAACTTCGACCCCTCCATCAGCAGGTTCAAGGTTGAGTGATTATAGAACTTGGTTAGAAGGTCAAATTGCATTAGAAGACGCAGTGTTTTTTGAAGGAGATAGTGGTTCGTTTGGTGAGTATACTTCTTCTAGGTTTGCAATAAGCACACAAACTTACGGTAGAGGTAACTTCAGAAGAGCTTTCGAGATGACTAGTAATATTATAGGAGATGTTGGAGATAAGATTTATCGAGCAAAAGAACCACTAAACATAACAAGAGTGTTTCACAAAACATTAGTTTCTAAAGACGGACAATCTATCTATGAACAGGATGCTAACCAATATGCTAGATACACTTTCACTGCTTTTTCTTGTGCTAAAAAAACTGGATTAAACGCTGAATTATTTCAAGAACAACCTTGGCTTTTAATAGAGTTCGATAGAGTTACTGGACTTATATCAGATAGACAATGGATTAATGCATCTGATTATATTACCTAAAAAATGAATATACATTAATATAATGGAAAATAATAAACACATAAGAGTAGTAAATTTAGCAGCATATCAAACCCCAGTTGTAAAAGAAGAATACAACAGGGATTGGGTATCTTATGGCGAAAGTAACGACTACTTCCAGAACCTTATAGACAACTATCTAGGCTCTCCTACAAACTCAAGATGTATCAACGGTATTATTGATATGATATACGGAAGAGGGCTGGAAGCTCTTGACCGTATAGACAAGCCTGAGATGTATTTGGAGATGAAGAAGCTACTTAACAAGAAGCAGATTAAAAGAGTGGTACATGACTACAAGATGTTAGGTCAAGCTGCTATACAGGTATCTTACAACAAAAGAAAAACAAGAATACTTAAGGTATCTCATTTTCCTATGGAAACTTTGAGAGCTGAGAAAGCAAATAAAAAAGGAGGGGTAGACGCTTACTACTATCACCCAAACTGGGCTAATATAAAGCCTTCTGACAGACCTAAAAGAATTCCTACATTCAAGAATGGAACTAAGGGTCAAAACAATGAGATATACGTTATAAAGCCTTATAGAAGTGGCTTCTATTACTATGCACCTGTTGATTATAATGGATGCTTACAATACTGTGACTTAGAGCAAGAGGTATCAAATTACCACATAAACAACATAAAGAATGGTTTACAGCCATCTTTATTGATTAACTTTAACAACGGTGTTCCTCCAGAGGAAACTCAGTCTATGATTGAGAATAAGATATACGACAAGTTCAGTGGCAGTTCAAATGCAGGTAAGTTTATTATTGCATTTAACGAGTCACAAGAAACTAAGGCTGATTTAGAGCCAATACACTTGCCAGATGCACACGCACAATATCAGTTTATGTCTGATGAAGCAAGAGAAAAAATAATGTTAGGGCATGGAATTGTATCTCCAATACTTTTAGGTATTAAAGATAATACAGGATTTGGTAACAACGCAGAGGAACTTAGAACAGCTTCTATTCTTATGGACAATATAGTTATCAGACCATTTCAGGAAGAAATCATTTCTTGCTTAGATGAGATACTTGAGTTTAACGGAATAGATTTAGAATTATACTTTGTTACTTTACAGCCTATTGAATTTACTGAGTTAGAGAATATATCTACAAAAGTAAAAAGAGAAGAAGAGACAGGAGAGAAGCTAAGTCAGAATTTAAGAGAGATAGATGGGAAGAAAGCCTATGAAACAATAGCACAAGCAGAAGCTAAGGCATTAGAACAAGGTTGCGAAGGATATCACGAGCATATAGAGGACGGAAAGACTTGGTATATGCCCTGTAAGGCACACAGCGAACTCTCAGAGGACTTAGGAGAAGAAGTGAACCAAAAACCTATAAAAGAATAGTTATGGCATTAAAAGCTTTATTTATAAGTGTCGGAGATTTAAAGAAAAAGTCTATTGTTGACGGTAATGTTGACAGCGATAAAATTGTGCAATATATTGAGATTGCACAAGATATACATATTCAGAATTACTTAGGTGGTAGTCTATACAAAAAGATACAATCTTTGATAATTGAAGAAACTATTAATGAAGACGTAAACGTTAATTACAAGCTGCTATTAGATGAGTATGTAAAGCCAATGCTTATTTGGTACACGCAAGCCACTTACATACCTTACAGTATGTTTCAAGTGAACAACGGTGGTTTATTTAAGCACAGAGGAGAAAACTCTGATACAGCTACAAAGGAGGAGATGGAGTACCTTGTGCAAAGAACAAGAGACACTGCTGAGTTTTATACTAAGAGGTTTTTAGATTACATTTGTAATTATTCTAATTTATTTCCTGAGTACACAAATAACGCTAATGAAGATATGTACCCTGACAAAGATGTAAATTACACAGGAGGATGGTTCGTATAATGAATAAGAAGAACGTAAACATATACAAACCAAAAGAGGTAAACGTAATTAAACTAAAGGAGTATTTAAAAAAGATAAATAATGAGCAAACCAATACTAGCACTAATACCAAGCGGATATAACACTGGAAACGTGTACTCGGTACTACCTAGTGACGGTAGTGGGGACTTTACTTTTGACAGAGGCTCTGGTGTTGGAAAATCAACAAGACTAAATAAAGATGGTCTTATTGAAGAGTTGACAGATGACACTCCAAGACTTGACTATTTAAATAGTGCTTGCCCTAATTTACTTTTAGAAGCTGAGAGGACTAATTTACAAGTTTACAGTCAAGAGTTTCAACGAACAGAATGGAGCAAAGTAGGTATTGCAGTAACAGCAGACAACACAACATCTCCAAGTGGGGGGTTAAACGCTGATAAGGTAAAAAGAGCAACAAACAGTTCTGGAGTAAGCTATATAAATAGTGTTTTAACGAAATCTGCAAGTCAATTAGAATACACTTCATCAATTTTTGTAAAACAAGGCGAAGGCGATTATTTCGCTTTAAGAGTTCAAGGCAATTATGCAGACAGAATAGATATTAGATTTCAATTTTCTACTAAATCAATTATTTAC